CACTGTCCATATGGCATCCTTTAATTAAATCCTGGTAAGACAATGTAGATATAAATTTGTTCTTGTTAATCTTGGATGTTAATAACTTTACCTTGTCAAATTTAACAGCAATTCGATTATGGTCCATATTATCGATTATAAGCGTATTATACGATAAAATGCTCTTAAAGTCATCTAGTGTTATGTCAAATAGTAAATTATTGTTAAATGTATCTAAAAAATAACATTCGGTGCCAACACTAGTGCATAGAGTTTGCAACGAAATAATCATTCTCAGTAGGTCTGTATAATTTTTGTACCCATTGAAAAAGTTTTTAAAAATATATTGATTTTCTTTTTTTTTAGACTCAGATGGTATATGTTGATAAATTCTACCCGGTTTATCCCCGTATGTAGATCCAACTTCCATTCTTGTCCAGGAAGTTAAAAAAACTAAAGCCAGATCAACTTTATCACCGAGTATACTGTCAAATGCTTTTCGATAAATTCGGTAGTTACTAGATCCTGCCCGTGATTTATCAAGTAGGGTATACCCAAGATTTGAAGATACAAGGGCTGGCCATCCAAAATTTCGATGGCCTAGCCGTTGTTCTAATGGCCAGCAGCTCGTCCAACTATCACCACTGACTAGAAGACGATGTGTCATGCATTAGGTTTTTTGCCGTGCTCGGATCATTGCAAGAATGTCTTGCGCACTTTGCCCACCTGCTACAGGTGCAGGTTTTGCAACAGGTGCAGATAACGACTCGGCTGCTGCTACATCATCTTCCCAAGGAGAAGGATCAGCTGCTGCAACAGGTGTTGTAGGACGGCCCACAGGTGCTGCGGACTCAGTTGCAGCAGCCGGTTGTGCAGAACCCTGCAGCGCATTCATGCCAGCAGGACGGAAGTACTGTCCCCAGCGAGCAAGATCGTATGGCTTACCATCAACGCTTGCTTCGAACATTTCCTTCATGACCTTGAGATCAACATCACTGGGCTTCTTGGGCAAGAACTCAGACAAGTCAAACAAGCCATGCTTCTCGATTGCGTCCATCTCTGCTTGCGTGAGTGCAGACTCTTTACGTGCCCACTTGCTGGTGCTGTAGTCAGCATAGCCACCCTTGCCAGTCTTGGCAATGCGGTAGTCCAGGCCGCGCATAGTATCAGTGGGCAATTCTTCCAGTTCAGGATCCATCAGTGCGGATTTGATACCAGTAAAGATTTGTGGTCCGATAATGAAACGTCGAATCGGATTCTCTGGAGTCTTGTCATCAAAGATAGGATTCTCACGAACAAAGCCCTGGAACAAGTAACTACGCTTCTTCCAATACTTACGACCCATATCTTCGAGACTCTTGTCCTTGAACCAAGTACGGACTTCGGCCAGAATTGGACACGAGTCACCATACATTTCAACGCAAGGGACTTGGACCATAACTTGTTTATTGTCCGTTTCACCTTTGACGCCGTTAAAGGGCAGTTTGATCATTGCACGTTCAACCCAGAAGAATGTGTTCTTGGGGTTACCATCAGCGAGGAATCGAACGTTTGCCGATTGTCCCTCATCCATGTTCCAGTGTGCGTAAATTGCGTTGTCACCGCCTCCTTGAGATTGCCCGCCTTTGTTTTGTTCAGCGGATTGAAGACGTGCGCGGATGTCAGCTAGAGATGCCATAATATTTTCCTTTCATGTGCCTATATTAGCTTTAAGTTGCCTAGTAAATGCCTAAGTGCATGTACTGAGTACAGTATATGCGATTTTATTTAGTATTACAAGACTGAAAGGAACTTTTATTGCTCTAAATCTTAGTGTTTGAGCAACTCCATCAGGCGGGTGAATTCCGAGTTAACTTCCCGGCTTTCGCTGCTCATATTGCTAGGTTGGGTCATCATGACCCCATCAGTATCCAGATCCTCTCCCATGGCGTCCTCGGGAGGTGTATCTGCTGCCCCGGGATCAATTGGTTGGTCAGGATTCTGCTCATCACCACCGGGCACATCAACTCCTAGTTCGGTCAATCGATTCATGACTTCCGGATTTTCCCAAGCATTGGCGTTGGGATTTTGGGCAGCAATGTCAGATAGAATGTCAAACAACTCATCATCACCAACAAGATTGTACAGTTGTTCTGTTGCGTTGGTTGCGTCAGGGCCAACAATCAGCGGCTCGCTCATTAGTTTTTTAAGCTGCTGTTGGGTGTCCGGGGCATCGGGCAAGGCCCAGGTTCCCTCAGTAATGCCAGCAGCCCAGCTTTCAAACTCGTCTGCTTCTCGCATTGCAGGCTCGGCAGGTGTTTGCAGGCGTGCTAGAATCGGTAGTGCTTCTTCGATACGCTGATCCACAGACTGTTCAATAAACATATTACGGATTGATTCAACTGCAAGCTCACGATCAGAAATAGCAGCAGGGTCAAAGTTGTCCCTAGATTCGTAGTAGCCACGCTGGCTGATCATGTGCTTGGCCTTGGTCTTGAGTGCACCGTAATGCCGTATTGCTGTTTCGACCAACTCAGCAGCAGGACCATCAAACTCGCGTCCGCGAGCAGCACGTATAAATCTACCCAGTGTAGCAAGCTCAGTCACCAGGCTATTGATGTGCTGACCAAAAGCGTCATGCGGATTGCCGCCTTCGGCACAGTGTCGTGCCATGGCCTTGCCAGCAGACAAGTTGCGGTGCGGTAATCTGTATCGGCTTCCGTCTTCAGTTTCAACATACAAGCTGTCGATATTGTGATGACGTGCGTCAGTTTCGCCCAGGGGACGACTGTGCTTGATAACCAATCTAGTTTTCTTAGGTTGGTCGCTGTAGCTAAACGATCGATTCCCGTAGTAGCCCTCAAACAGGCCTTCTTTGATTGCAGCCATGCCCTGCATGGTGTACTTTAGTCTATTGATGTTTTGGATACTAAAGCCAGAAAAGTTGTTACGAATAGCAAAAGGTTTCAGTTGTTGAATAAAATCAAACCACTGCTTCTTGTCATCACCTTCCATGGTCTTACCGATATTGTCAGAGGCAAACAGCTGAAGATCGTTCTCTGGGCCAATGAGAATTACCACAGTACCGTAATTCTTAGTGGGGGTTTTGAAATCAAAGCTAAACATCTTTGCATTTTCAATGTCGCCAGTGGACTTGCCTGCAGCATCCAGTGCCTCGGGCTCAAAGTCGTGCGTTATCAGCAAATCATAAAGTGTTTGTGAAGAAGAATTTTGCATAATAATATTTATGCCATACTATGCTTGTTAGAACGTAGCAATGAACGGCAACGGTTCGATAGAAACATCCTGGTGATCCCGCATTTGCTCGTCAAGATTTTGGTGGTAGCTTTGCAGCACCTGCAACATGCGCACCGCTAGTATAGTGGACATTACAAGATCGTCAGTTTCTCCTATCTTGGCCTGATAACTAGTGCCCACAGCAACAAAGTTCTTGAGCTCAGAGATAAGAGACGGACTGTTGATCTTCATTCTATTGGTTTCGACCAGATTCTTTAACTTAGCACAAGCAGCAAGCTTGGGCTTGTGTGTGGTGTTAAAGCCCTTGCGTGTTCTCCGGGATACGCTTTGTTGAGGATCACTTAGAAAGTATCCCTTGATGTTTTCTTCTCCGTACTCAGCAATGCTGATCAGGGCTGCTTCGCCAATGGTGTTGTTCTCTACCGAGTAGTAAATTGTCTTGTCGTCTCGAACAATGTCGTATATGTACTGAATAATATTAGTAAAGATTCGAATCTGAGTAGGAATGTCAGTACGATTATGTCTCCACTCGGCCACTTGCTCAGTAGTGTTGGCTTCGAACACTTGGATTGCTGCAGGGTCGCCGCCGGTGCCTAGACTTGGGTCTAAGGATACTGTATAAATTCTATCCTTGACTGTCTGTTTGTACCACCGTACTTCTCCGGTCTTGAACAAGGGCTCAATACCACGCAGGTCAATCAGTTTGGTAGGGGCAATAAGCGTCTCATCATTAATAATGAATTCGCAGTTCGAACATAAAATATTATTTGCATAAAATCTATGATTTTTTTCTACATTTAATAAATCGTAAACTTTTTCCATTCCCGATGTAGTAACCGAAACAACTTTTTGTATACCGTGTGTCGTTCGAATTTTAGTGCCAGGTTTTAACTGTTTAACAGAAATACTATTAAAATTATCTGTGAAGACTTCATGATCTAATGTTGCTTTAATTGACGAATTTTCTAACTGCACTAATGCTATTTGTTTTTTACCTTTGTTTAATACACCATCAAATGTACTCCATCCGGCATCTGTTAAAACTTGTAAACCTATATTATTTTTTACTAATTCTTCCACGGTGGAATCCTTCATGGTTTCAAGCTCACATATACTTGCAGTAAAGATTCTTCCAGAAACATCCCTAAGCGTTAATACAGAATCACCAGCAATGCAATCCATCTCTCGACGGAAGCGTTCTGTGCCCAGGGCAGCACGTTGCTGCTGTGCCCAGGACTCGTCTCGGTCTGGGTGTTCGTTCCAAAAGCTGCGGTAAGCCTTGAATCCATTCTGTCCAACTGTGGTAGGATTGCCGTATTCATCCTCACAACGGTTGGCACCTTTCCACAGCAGTGCAAACTGGTCTTCGTCTGAGTTGGGAGTGCTGGTAATAATTGCCTTACCACCTGTGGCCAGCGTTGGGCTAATGGATGTCCAGAACTCTTTGGCAATAGTGGGGCGCACGAATGCAAATTCGTCCGCGTACAGTAGCGAAATACTCATACCCCGGCCAGTGTTTTCTGTAGTGGTTGCACTGACAATACGGCTACCGTTATCAAACTCCAGGCTGCCCTTGTTGTAACTGGTTACACCTGCGCGGATATGATCAGGCACAGACTCATATGCATACCTAATACGTTGCATAATTTCCTGGGCACCTGTGTACTTGTGTGCAGCAACCAAGATGGTAGAGTCAGGCACAAACATAGCATGCCACAACAAGTAGCCAGCAGCACTGGTGGACTTGCCGGTCTGTCTTGGCATCATTGAGATGGAATATCTGTAGGTGTGATAGGTATCAATCAACCTGTGTTGATATTCAAATGGATGATACAGCATACGTCCTTTTGTTGGATGCTGTATATAGAAAAAGTGATCCAAAAAGTAGATAGGCCCGCTTACCGGATCCGCACAATTGACAAACTCCTCAATGTGTGCTTGGGAGTAGGTAGACTTGGCGTGCGGACTTTTAATTAAGACGTTATCTAAATTTTTACTCATTTGATATCAACTGCCATTTTACGACGACACACGAAAATGTAATACTTCTCAGTGGCAGTGTTGGGCACCCTATCATCAGAGAACTCAACAGGGAACTCATATTCATACCAGGTGGCTTCAAACCCTGTTCTCTGCAACAGGTTAGACCACATCTTCTTGTCCAGCACACTGTAGTGATTACGGTTGCCTTCGTGATTGATTTCACAATTTGGCTGCGGGACTTCAATATACAGCAGGCCATTGGGCTTTAGTGCCCGGTTGTATTCCAACAGTGTAATGTACGGGAACGGACTGTGTTCAATGCTGTGACGACAGAAAAGAAAATCCACAGACTCATCTCGTTCTTCGAGAAAGTTCATATCTGACAGCCGCACTACATGACCATTACGTTGACACAGTTCAATATCTTCCCGACTCAACGAAATGCCCAGTGTATTGGTGTAGCCACGGTCTCGCATCTCAGTTAAAAAGTACCCAGGGCCGCAGCCCAGGTCTAAGATTCGTGCATCCAGGGGCACGTGCTCTGGATCGATAAATCTTGTTAGTACGTCTTTTGTTATCTGTTGATGGAACGGACTTTCGCCCTCAGAGTACACCGAACTTAACACATGGTCGTAGTAAAACTTTAGTTTGAGTTGTTTGTTCATATTAGGTCCTGTAACTCTGGCCAAAGATCACGGAATCGTCGAGGGTCATCAGTCTTGTGATACTTATTCTCTACCGAGTCAATGTGTTGCCAAAATTGTTTGCTCATGGTAGAGAGAGGCGGAGTGTATATCCTGGCGCTCACTGCTGAGAAAAATGATTTTTCCGCTTCGTTGAGTTCAAACAGTGTGTGATATCGAGCTATCTCCAGCAGTGCTTGTTCTCGTACTGCTGCGGAATGTAGGCCTGGGTCAAGATATTCTGGTTGATACAATGTTTGCCACTGTATGGTCACTTGCTCTTGGTCCGCCCAGGCACGTAGTTCGCACAGCCTGGTACAGTTGTATATGTTATACACAGCATGTACTCCGCCCCAGTGTCCGTTTGTGTTCATAAACTGCCGCACACGACGCACGTTGTCTTGTGTTACTGTCCACTTGCCGTGATAGCGCACGTATTCAAAGCGTTCACCGATATTGTCAAAGCTCATGCTCCAACCCACTCGTGTTCGGCCTTGTAGTTTTTTAACTATTGCGTTGCGATCAAAGTCTATGTTCATGTTTGTGATCAGTGTCACAACACAATCATCCGGGATGACATCCAGCAAGAGTTCATTCTCGGGCAGCAACAGGGGCTCGCCTCCCACCAAGGCAACTTCCCGCACACTGGATCGATGTTGCTCGATGTACTCACACACTTGCTCGTAGTAAGGGCGGGCGCCGCTGCGGTATTCAAACTTCATCAATGCTGCCCACTTGCTGGAGCAGTAAGGGCCGCAGTAGTTGCAGGCCAGGTTGCAGGTAATGTTCCACCGTACATCAATAATGCTGGGCCGATGGTCATCTATGGCCGCTGTGGCCACATCAAAATCCAGATTGGTGTTGTTGTGCCAGTCACGTTCACTGGTGCCGTAACGTTCAGCCTTGATACAGTTGCTGCAATACTCAGGGTGCAAGGCACCAGATTGTATGGTGCGTCTTATTTCGTGTAGTTTTGGGCTTTGTAGAATTTCATCAATGGATGAGGAATCAAGGTTGCCCAGCATGTTGGGATCGCCGGCACAGCAAGTCTTAACATCACCAC